TTATTTTGTCGGCGCCACACGCTTGCCTCGCCGGAGGTAGTGCCGCTTGGTCGTGCGCACGTCAGCATGGCCCAAAAGATCGGCGGCCGCTGCGTCCCCCTTCTTGTCCGAAGTGTCGTCTGCTGCCTTCGCCCGCAGGTCATAGAGCCAGAAGTTGGCGATGGCTTCCTTGCGATCCTTATGCTCTTTCGTCGCGGCTTCCTTGGCCTTCTGGAAGTGCCAACGCAGCGCGGCCTGCGTCATCTTCCTGCCGCCATCTCCGACGAGCAGGTAATCCGACGCGCTGCCGATTTCTTCCTTGCGGGCTGCGATCCGCTCGAGCAGGGCGGAGAACTCCCCGATGACGGCGATCCGTAGCGGTGCCTTCGTCTTCGACTGCTTGATGACCAGATGCCCGTCCCAAATGTCGGTCGCAGCCATCTGTAGCGCATCCCCCGGGCGCTGGCCGGTCAGGTAGATCAGATCCATGGCGTCCCGGAGCGGCTGGGATGCGTGCTCATAGACGAGCCGGTATAGGTCGTCGCCCACATATACCTCGCGCTTGTCCAGCGAATGCCCCTTGATGCCGTCTGCCGGGTTCGGCAACTTGGTATAGCCCCACTCGCGCGCCATGTTCCAAATGTGCGAGAACAACCTTTTGCACCGGTTGGCGGTCGTTGGCTTGTCCTTCATCTTGGTTAGGAACATGCGTAGGTGCGTCGGCTCGATTGACTCAAGCGGGGCGGGCGGGTCTCCGAAGAAGGCCAGCAGATGCTTTATGTCCGACATTTGCACGGACTGCGTGCTCTTGGCCTTGTTCGTGATTTCCTCGACCTGATAGCGCTTGGCCACATCAACGAACAAGGTGGACGGCAGCGCCGGCGCATTGATATGCAACTCGGCGTATTTCTTCACCGCCAGGATGAAGTCAGGCCCGAGCGGGATTTCCTTCCGCGGTCTGCCGCCCTTGTCGTAGTAGTAGTACACCTTGCCGCTGCGCTGCTTGCGGGCGCGCATGTTCTGCGGCAGATTTGTGTGGACTGTCGGCTTGCGCCCCATTATCGCCTCACGCCGGAATTACCCGAGGCATCCAGCCGCGCTGCGCTGGCTCTGCCTTCGCCTTTTGCCCTTCGACAACGGACCGCACCACGACGGCGCGGCCCGATGCGTTGACGTAGAAGGGTACGCCCATTTTCTTGAGCTGGTCGATCTGCTTGCTCTTGACCTTGCGGCCGGTCAGTGCGGCCAGTTCGTCGTCACTCAGGAACGTCCCGCTCACATCGACCTCCCGATCTCCGCGGCAGCCCGCACAATGGCGCGGCGGGTGGCTGCGCCGAGGTTATCCCCATATGGCTCGTAAATGGAGCCGACCTTGCTGGCAACCACTTCGATCCGTTGTGCGCTCTGCGTCAAAGACGGGACATCCACCAGCATGCGCAACTTCACCGCCAGCCGCAGCGCGTCGCCGTCGTCGGTCAGAGGGTTCCACAGAACGCGCCCTCCGGTGTCGATTCCCTCATACCACTCGTCCCCATAGGGATGGTACCCACGCCGCCAACATCCACCGATGCCGGCCGCCTTCGCCGCCAGTGCCAACAATTCGCGGTCAGTCATCCTTATCTCCCAGCCACGCCCGTCTAGTCGTGGCCAATACGTGTTCAATTTGCTGCTGCATACAGGCGATAACTTGTAAATCGTGATAACAGGCTATGGCCTGTCACTCCCGAGGCTGGGGCGCGGCGGGCCGGAAACTGACGTTCTTCTGGCTGCCTTTGTTCTGCATGCACATTGACGTGATCAGGTAGTAGTTGCGGCGCATGTTGTAGATGATTTCTTCCCTGTCTGTTCCGGGGTCAAGAACATCCTTCACCGTCTCGGTGTACTGCTTGTCACCGATGGTGAATTTCAGCTTGTCGCCAATGGATACCTGACCAGGCGCGGTGATCGGCTGCCACCCCTCCGGCAGCGCTGCTGGCTGGGGTGCGGCGGCTAGTGCGGCAATAGCCTGCGGCACAAGATTTCGCAATTCCAGCAGATCCGTGAATCCCGGGCCGAGTTCCACAACAGCATCCGGCCTCATCCGATCCTCTGGATACACACTTACCTTCTCGTAGGCGGCGCGCAGTTTTCCGATCAGATCAACTGTCTCTCGCGCCTCCCCGGCGTGCTGGGCGCGCTTGTTCCAGGCGGCGATGGCGTGTTCGATAGCGCGCCGGTCATCACCAGTAGGTGATTGGAAGCGCGCCGTTTCAGCGCAGCATCCATCGCACATCACGAAGTGATCTGCACCAACCGATTCCAACGCAGCGCTGTGCCCGCAGAACGGGCACGGTTTCAGTTTCTCACTCATCGCGTCTCTCCATTCGGTGCGGTGGGGCGCAGGGCTGCGTTCATTGCGTCGCCAGCTTTCGACAAGACAGCAGCGGTCTTTCCGAATGCGGGCTTGCCATCGTAGGCGGTGCTGGGCAACGTAGCCAGATCGGCAATGACTGCTGCCGGGCTGATTGCTACGGCGACGGCTGCCTTGAATGTGTTGGTCAGAGCGGCGAGCATCACGATCCCTCCTTGCCCATGGCGGCGTCGATCCACTCCCAGTGCAGCCAGTTTTTCGCTTCGGGGTCTTTCGACACGCGAATCAGCATCTTCCGGTCAGGCAGGCTCTTGGCGCATTGCACTCGAACAATGGACTCGTCACCAGCCATCATCCCTTGACTAGCAAAGCTCTCCGCGAAATCCTGTGCGGTGGACGACGGCGGAGACTCAGGGTCGTCGTAAGCCCACAGCATGTCCGGCTCCTTATCCGCCTCGGCAGCAGCGGGCGGCTGGGCGGCGAGACTATCCCGCATCTGACGCCATTCCCGCTCCAAAACGGCGCGCTCCTTCGGCATTCCGTCACTTGTGCGATAGCTTTGTGACTCGCCTTCTTCAGTATGGATTCCGCGTCCAGCCGTAGAATTCGCATGCCCGGTAAACGTGCAGTGCGATGCGTCTTCCGAGTTCGGTTTGTCCGAGGTAATAGGCGCGACGCTCGGCAGCAACGTAACGTTGGATTGCTTCAGGCATTTCATTTCTCCTTTTGAGATAGGGGCGACAGGCGATGCGGCGAGCAGGGCGCGGGCAAAGTTAATAGTCTGCTGGCGATACCGATTCGCCCAGATGGGCAGTCGGCTGGTTTGGAAATGAACTTCATCCCACAGCGCAAAAATCTGCTCATCCGTCAGCGCTGCAGGCGATGCGCCATCCTCGAACGAAATCGGCGTCTCGCCTCCGCCGTAATGCACCATCGTCTCAGGCGATGCGCTCGGCTCGTCGTCATCTTCCAGATCAACAACCTTGAAGCCGTGCTCGGCCAGCGTGCAATTCAGCGCGTCCAGCAACACGTCCACGTCTCGCGGGTGAGCCTCCTTTGCGTGGCACTTCTGGAATTCCGCGCCGATCAACTCCACCGGGTTGATGTCATCGGAATCAGGCGATGCGCTCGGCGCAGTTGCCGCCGGGGCGGATTGGGCGAGGGCTTCCCGCACCGCAACGCGGATTGCTGTCTTCATGTCGCCAAGTTCAGTGCCGTCTTGATGGAAATACGCTTTGGCGATTTCCTCAACGCGCTGGCTCGTCAGCCCCTTCGCCCCGGTAGCGGCGATCAACTGATTCAGTCGTTCGACCATGAAGTAGTCGCAGTCAGCACTGCACATATCGCAGTTGCTGGAGAAAACGCCATGCGCGAGGGTAACCACCGTGTGACCTTCGCCGCAGTGCTCGCAAATGTGTCCGTCCAGCGCCACCGGCTCGGCGCTCTGGCTGGCCACCATTTCGGCGGCAGCAGCGGAATGGTTGGCAACACGCTTCATTGCATCTACGTGGTCGGAGTAGCGCACCCATTCGCCGTCTACGTTTGGAGCCATGCCATCCTCGTGCTTGTTGCTCGGGTCAAATCGGTTCATGCTGCTTGCTCCTGGATCTGCTCAACGGTTTTCCCGTGATTCTCGTGGTAGCCCAATCGGACTTCCGCAGCCTTCCTGGCCGCTATCGCCTCTTCTCTTGTCTTAAACGATCCGAGTTCAACTGTGGCGCCTTTCTCATGAATTTTCGCCCTCCATCTATTCCACTTGGCATCCCAGTGCACGCCAAAAAGCCCACTTCGGCCCACACGGCCCGGCCTAAGGTTCCTTGAGTTTTCGACTGGCGGGACGGCTCTAAGATTGGCGATTCGGTTATCGGATCTGATTCCGTTGATATGGTCGATTTGGAGATCGGCTCCCGGCCACTCTCCATATACGTACAACCATGCAAGTCTGTGCGCTTTGTATGAGCGCTGGTGTATTACGATCTTGCGGTAACCCTTCACGTCCACATTACCCGCGGCCGTTCCTGGGAACCTCGTGTTCCAAATCTTCGCTGCGTGCTCTGTTTTGAATAAACAAAACCCGCGAGGCTTCCACCTGAATTCTCCGGTGTCCTTGTCATAGGACAGGAGTTCTTTCAAATATTCCTGCGTGATCTCTTGCACTTATAACTCCAGACATCCGAAAAAAAGCGAACGCACCGGCCGGGGTGGTAGCGCGTCGCAAAGTCGCAGTATTAGATCGGCAGCTTCGAGCTGCGCGGAGCGAACGGTATATCGTCGCCTCCGTCGAACGGATCACCGCCGCTTCGTTGTTGTTGGCGCTGCTGCGTCTTCTGTTGCTGCTGCTGGCCGTCCTTGCGCTGAGGCGACAGGCTCATGTACTTGGCGCCGTTCTTGTCGGTCTTGATCCAGGCTGACAGCCAGTAGTCCACGCCGTCGATGTTGATCTTGCCCTTGTAGTCCGGATGGTTGTCCGATTCCTTGCGGTCGTTCTTGAACAGGGCGCCGCGATTGGTGTCGTCGTATTGAGTCATGGTTCCGTAGGTTCCGTTGGTGGTTAAGCTGCTTGCAGTTCTGCGGAGTGGTCTTCCGCGATCATTTCCGTGACCAGATCGAAGTAGAGGCGGGCGGCCTCGACCTTCTCCTTGATCTTGTCTTCCAGCGCCTTGTCTCGCTCGAAAAAGACGCCAGTCACGCGCAGGGAAGGGTCGATGTGGTCGACGTAGTGCAGGTTCGGGTCTTCGTATCCGATCAGTTCGTCGGGCGTGTTGACCAGGCAGTAGTTCACCTCCGCTACGTCTACGTTCCACAGCCACATGTAGGCGCGGAGTTGCCAGTCATAGCCGGCCTTCTCTGCGTCCTTCAGCGCCTTGATGCGGGTAGCCGGGAACGTTGCGAGGGACCACGACGATTTGATGTCGATGATTCCTGAGCCGGTGAAGATGTCGCACTCGCCGGTGACCCAATCGTTTTCGCGGCGCTCCGTGTTCTTGCTGTAGTCCGTGAAGAACACGTCATTGCGCAGGTCGATAGATGCCTGCTCGACTAGGGTTCCCTTCTCCATATACTTGCTGGAGATTTGCTCCTTGAAGCCGTAGACGAATTCCTTCGCCATGTCCTCGATGAACGTCTTTGCGCCGACCGACAGGATTTCGCCCTTGCCTTTTGGCTCAGTCATGATTTCGGCGATGGAAGATGCGCGAAACTTGATCATGCTTCCTCCTTCTGCTTGGTTGCCTCTTTCAGTTCCTTGCGCTGCTCCGGCGTCAGGTCAAACTGATCCGACAGCTTGCGCGCCGGGTACGTGCCGCCCTTGACTGCTTCGATTGCCTTGGCGAACCTGGCGGCCTCGATCTTCGGCTTCTTGCGGGCCGTGACGTTCGGACGGATGCGCAGGCACTCGACCATCTCGCCGGCCAGCTTCGTGGTGCTGGCGTAGAGCGTGATGTCCTTGCCGGCCCAATCCTCGATGTACGGGCCGTAGAGCTTGTGGACGCTCTTGGAGTTGGTCACGTTCAGGATCATCGGCTTGTGGCCCTTCAGGTGCGCCACGGTGCAGACTTCCTTCTTGCCGCCGCTGCCGGTGACTTCCTCAGACTGGACATAGTCGATCGTCACCGTCAGGTCTTCGCCGTCCGGCAGGGCGTATGCCCCGATGTAGTCCGGATTGATCAGCGTCTTCCAGTGCGTCTTGCTGTTGTTTGAGTCGCTCATCTCGCTGCCTCTCGTATGCTTGTAAACAATCCGCCGCATCTTCGTTGTCGGCGTCTTTCATGTCACACCGCCAGCAAGGCGCCAGTCAGCGGGTTGTAGCTGGCACGCTTCGGCGCATTCTTCGGATGCAGCAAGTAGGCGTCGCCCAGCTCGCGGATCTGCTGCATGCGGCGCGATTCGAGCACTGCCAGCTTGATCTCGTCGCCGCTCAGGCCGGTGTTCCATGCCTTGATGTCCTGCATCTTGGTCGGTGTCATGCTTGCTCCTTCGGGTTGTTTGCGAGGCCGCGCCATGCTCTGTCTTGCGTCAAGCCGCGCCAATCTCGTCTATCGAATGCTTCATCTACCGAACGTCCGCACGTTCCCCACCGCCCATCAAAGTGGCAGTAGAAAACGTAGTCCGTGCCATTGACCGTTTCAACCTCGTACACACCTTCGCGCACCGGAGTCACATCCTCCGGAAACCACGGCGTTAGTTCTTGGCTCATCGCAGCACCATCACGATCGGGTAGGCCACGACGAAGGTAGCCAACAGCACCACCAGCGCCAAGCTGAACCAGAACACTGGCCCCGGCTCCTCATCCAACTGCCTGGCGATCTCCTCGCGCGTGTCCGGGGAGAGATGGCGCAGGAATTGCGGGTCGATTTGCGGAAGGTTGGTCATTGCTGCTCCTTGGTGGCGCGCATTGCCTCGATTGAGCGGCGCGACGATTCGGCATCCGCAGCCGCCTTTGCCTCCAGCTTGGTAATCTCGGCGTCGCATTCAGCGTCCGTAAGTTCTCTCCATGCGCGGGGCACGTAGTAGACGTACATGCTCATGTCGGGAAAGAAGAACAGATTGCCCATGCGCTTCAGTGGCTGCTCATGGCCGCCGCTGTCACGCGTCATGACGACTTCACCCTCTGGCGGCACTGTGTCCAGCGACATGTCGACCCAGCCCGTATTGCTCATACCCGTTGCTCCAACATGCGCTCTTCGCGCTTCCACTCCGCCGCCTGCTCGCGGGCGTATTCCTGTTCGCCTTCGACAGCCTCCAGCGCAAGAGCCTCGATCTCGCAAAATGCGGCGTTGCTCACGATGTCGGTAATGTCGACACCAGCCTCGGTGATCGTGTAGACCTCGAACGATTCCGGCTCGCCTGGGTCAGTCCACGTTGCGCTGTAGCCGCGGTGGTGTTCGCCGGTCACGACCAAGGCTCGGTCGTCGAAAGTGAGGGTGAGTTTCATGATTGCTGCTCCTTGGCGCGGGCGAGCGCGGCCGAAGCGCGCTTTGTCATTTCAAGCACTGCGGCGCGTTGCCATGCACGATCATCGACACCACCGTCAGCGCGGCCAGAAAGCGTGTCTGCGCCGTATTGGTAGATGCTCTCCAGCGCTCCCACCAGCTCGTGCACCAGATTCTCGTGCGCCGCCTGGCGCGCTACGGCTTGGTCGGTGGTCATGCTGCCTCCTGCACCGGGGTGTGTTCGATGCAAGTCAGATTGGCGATGCGGTCGTTGATCTGCTTGATGCGAGCGTTGAGTTCGGCCCGAACGTTCTCGCGCTCTTTCTCCAGCGCGGCAACTTCTGCGGCAACCGGATTGAACGAGTCCGGCACCTCTGCGACGATCTTGTGCGGGCACACGTACAAGTAGCCGTGCTCCTCCATGCCGTCGAACGTGAAGAACGTGTAGTTGAGGCTGTTGTCCCACGCGTTGCGCTGGGCGTAGATGTGGCCGGTGATCTCGATGGTTTGCATTGATCGCTCCCTCTATCCAGCCCGGTGCGGGCCGGGGTGGTTAGGCGGCAAGAGCCAGGAATTCCTTCGCCTCTTCGTGGCCGAACTCACCTTCGTCATCAGCCACAGCGTCCACGAAGTCCTCGAACGAAGCCTCTCCGCCCTGATCGGCCTGCGTTTGGCGAAGGAAGGTTTCCAGTTCTGCTTTGCGTTGTGCGCTCATCTCTCTGCTCCCGTCTGTTGTCCGCACCGTTGTGCGTTCGTCGTTGGAAGCATAGTAGCAAGTGCTACCAGACAAAGCAAGTAGCAATTGCTTCTAGTTGAGAGATTTTTTTAGAGGGGTGCTGCTACCACGTAGCAGAAGGGCAACAAAAAACCCACCGAGAGGGTGGGCTTTAGCTTTGCGTAAGGGAGTTACGCTAGGGCTTGCATGCAATTACCATCGACCGGCTAATCGTGGAGCCGCCGACGAAGCTGGCGTTCTGCCTGGTGGCGCTGCCGGCCGCGATAGATCCGGTGTCCCCAGACGTGGAAATAACGTTGTAGCCCTTCTCGCCGCAAATTTCGCCCGCCTTCTCATAGCACATGCCCCAACTGAGCGCGGTACCGGAGCAGCCGATGGAGTGAGCGACCTCGCCATTCGGCCCGTATGTCTTGGATGAAGTAGCGCACCCTGCCAGTACAAGCGCAGCGGCAGCGCCGATAAGCAACCGCATATGAACCCCTCTCCTATATTGTTCTTTAGAGGTCGAACCCGGCGTGGCGCACCACCCCGATGTACCGATCCCCTTTCTGCAGGCGCTGGTAACGCTCCGGCCAGTCAGGATTGAGCGCCTCCAGGTACAGCTCGCCATCAACCTGAGTCAGCTTCTTGAATGTCGCCATGTTTTCGCGGGCGACGATCACGAACTTGCCTGGTAGCGCCTCAGTGTCTGGGCTAACAAACAGCTTCATCCCCTCCGGAAAAGAATACTGCGCCCCCGCAGGCGCCGTCATTGATGGGCCGCGCACAGTGACCACGAAGCCGCAAGGCCCAAGATCAATGTGGCAGGTATGCCAGATCGTATGTTCATCCGGCTGGAAGTTCTCGCACAGATCAGACCACATCCCCGCTTGTATCCAAGAAATCTCGGGGTATCGCCTTGGTTTTATGTCTGGGCCAAGGTCGAAGTTTTCCCCCGCGTGAGGGACATTGTAAGCACCGGCTGAATGGGCTCCGGCATTCTTGATTAGGGGTTGTCCCTGATGAATCTGATTCTTGACTTCCCCGCTGCTAGGTGCATCGAACCAACCCTCCATCCCAGGAAGCGCCTCAATCGCCCTTACGGTGTCCTCGCTGATGCTCCTTGTCTGTGCACGGAGTTGGCGCACAAATGCGCCGTCCTTGTAACCAAGTAACCGTCCAAAGGCGGAAACGTTGCCCTCTGTGAGCTTCGTTAGGGCAGCCTCAAGGCGCTCTAAGCGCCATTTCTGTAGTTCTAGTTTGTCCATATCAGAAGCGTAGCGCGTGCTACTCGTAGCTTGTGCTGCTAGATTCCGGTTGACAGTAGTAGCAGATGCTCCTAGAATGCGTTTCATGGACATCGACCAATACCTCTCTTCACCTGGCGCACTGAGCGTAACGGAGCTTCGACTCCGCATGAGTGCGCTCGGGTACGAAGTTAAGAGTAACGCTCAGATCCGCCAATGGCGGACAGGTTTCCGCTCCCCCAGCGAAAAAAACTGCGTCGGCTTGGAGAAGGCGACCGACGGTCGCATCCGCCGTCAAGACCTGCGGCCGAATGACTGGTGGCTGATCTGGCCGGAAATGCCCGGCGCAAAGAATCGATCGATCAAGAAGAAGTAAGCGGGTCATTGCTTTATGAGGCGTCCGTAGTGACGCCTTTATTTGAGGTCACGTCCAACCGGTTATTCAACCATGTACGTGATTGATTGTGCCTAAGAGCCAAGGGAAGGGGAGCGAGAGATGGAAGAACTGAAGCTGTTTGGAGGTGTGGTCAACGGGCCTGCGTTCCTGCCGGCAGACGTTGTCGCTGCTTGCTCTACGTACCGCGAAGCAGTGCGCGCATCGTGGGCGCATCGCCGGATCAAGGGCATGACGCAGCGGACTTTGGCCGAGCTGGCGGAGTGTTACCCGTCGCACGTTTCCGACTACCTGGCGGCCGACGACAAGCCGAGCCGCCGCGATCTGCCGGCCGGGAAGCTGAATGCGTGGGCGTCGGTGGTGGGCAACTGGGGTGTGCAGCAGTGGCTGATGCAGCAAGCGAAGTTGACGGTGATGGAAGAAGTCATCGCTCGCAAGGCCGCTTGACCGTAGAGCGCGTATGCGCCGCGGAGTTGTTCGAAGTCTTAACCGGAAATCCGGGGGTATTCAGATGGAACAGGTATTCAGCACGACGGGCCGGCGCGTGTCCGGCACCCAATTCGACAGCTATCACTCTCTGACGGTCAAGCAACTGTCTGCCAAGCAGCAGATGGTGATGGACTGCTTTGACACCGGCGCGAAGCTGACCCGCGAGGAAATCTCGCGCCGCACCAATCTGAAGCTGTCCAGCGTGTGCGGCCGTGCGCGTGAACTTTTGGATGCCAAGCGGCTTGCTGTGGTCGGCAGCGTCCGTGACATCGCAACCGGGAAGCGCCAGGAATTGCTGGGGGTGCCGGCATGAACGCCCCCATCCCATCCCAAGTAGCGCAGCGCGCCTGGATCAACGAATTGCTGCATCGCATGACTGTCGCGGAAGCGCGCGAAGTGCGGATGCAACTGTGCGCCGAGCTCAGGCGCGAGATTGCGGCATATCTCGAGCAAGCGGGGGGCAAGCAGTAATGCGCGACTACGGCAAGGTCAGCCCGCAGTTCTGGATGGGCAAGACTGGCAAAGAGCTTCGCAAGCGTGGCCCCGAGGCGCAGCTGGTCTCGCTGTATCTGATGACCAGCCCGCACGCAAACATGCTGGGCCTGTACTACGTGCCGGAAATGTTCATCGCTCACGAAACAGGATTGGGCATGGAAGGGGCTTCGAAGGGGCTTCGAAGGGCCATCGAAGCACAGTTTTGCGGTTACGACGAGGCTTCGGAGGTGGTCTGGGTGTACGAGATGGCGCACTACCAGATCGCAGAGCGGCTGAGCCCGGCAGACAAGCGCTGTGCAGGGGTGCAAAACGAGTACAACGCGCTGCCTGAAAACCCTTTCCTGGGGCCGTTTTTCGACAAATATTCGGTCGATTTCAACCTCACGAAAAAGCGCGATTCCGGAAGCCCCTTGCAAGCCCCTTCGATGGCCCTTGGAAGCCAAGAGCAGGAACAAGAGCAAGAACAGGAGCAGGAATCTAGTAACTCTAAAGAGTTACTCGTCGACAGCGATGCTGCCGACCCGTTCGCCCAGTCGTCGGCTTCGCCGTGCCCGCATCAAGAAATCATCGCGGCCTATCACGAACTGCTACCTGCTTGCCCGTCTATCCGCGAATGGACGCCGGCAAGGCAGAAGGCTCTGCGCACGCGCTGGGCTGAAGACAAGAGCCGCCAGAGCGTCGAGTACTGGCGCAAGTTGTTCGCCTACATCGCTGAAAGCCGGTTTCTGACTGGCCGCGTGCAGGGCAACAACGGGAAGCCGCCGTTCACTGCCAGCCTGGACTGGATCGTGAAGGCCGAGAACTTCGCAAAGATCCGTGAGGGTCGTTATCACAAGGAGGGGGCGTGACTGCGCGCGACGAATTCACTGTGCCTCATAGCATTGAGGCCGAGCAGGCGGTGCTAGGTGGCTTGCTTCTCGACAATGACGCTGTGGACCGCCTAGACGGCCTACAGCGCGCTCATTTCTACCGGGCTGACCATGGGGTAGTGTTCGATCAAATAATCGAACTGGTGGCCTCTGGTGCGGGCGCGGACTCGATCACGGTTTATGAGCGTCTCGCAGCAAAGGGGCAGGCCGAACACATCGGCGGGTTGGGCTACCTGACTGACCTTGCTGTCCGCACCCCGAGCTCGGCAAATATCAGCCGCTATGCGTCGATCATTCGTGACCGCGCAATCAAGCGCCAACTGCTGACGCTGTCGTCTGATGTGCCGACGATGGTGATGGGCGCCGACGAGGCTCGAGTGCTAGTCGATCGCGTCCAGTCTCGCCTCGAGCTCATGGCGCAAGAGCGCGTGAAGTCGGAGCCGGTGCGCGCCGCCGATGACCTTGGCAACTACTTCGACCAGTTGCAGGCCGAGGCTGAAGGCACTGTGAGGGCGATCCCCACCGGCTTCCGCGACCTCGACGAAAAGCTGGGCGGTGGGTTGCGGGGCGGCGAGCTCGTGATTGTTGCTGGCCGGCCCGCCATGGGGAAGACCGCTTTCGCACTGAATGTCTCGAACAACGTCGCTCGAGACTACGCCTCTCTGGTGCTGTCGATGGAAATGCCGAAGGCGCAACTGCACCAGCGCAACGTCGCCATGCTCGGGAGGATCCCGCTCGGCCGCCTGCGCCAGCCGGACAGCATGGCCGACGAACACTGGAACAACCTGACGGCGGCGACCGCCAAGATTGCCGAGCTCAACCTGTTCATGGACGACCAGCCGGCCCTGACGCTGCTCGAGGTGCGCAGCAAGGCCCGCATCGTGAAGCGTCGCCATGGACTCAACCTGCTGGTGGTCGATTACCTGGGCCTGATGACTGGCGGTCCCAGCGAAAACCGCAATCAGGAAGTCGGCAGCTACTCGCGCGGGCTGAAGGCGCTCGCCAAAGAGCTCGACATTCCGATCATCGCGCTGGCCCAGCTTAACCGCGGGCTCGAGAGCCGCCCGAACAAGCGGCCGACGATGGGCGATCTGCGCGACTCGGGGGAAATCGAGCAGGACGCCGACATCATCATGTTTCTCTACCGGGATGAGGTCTACAACCCGGACTCGCAGGCCAAGGGCATCTGCGAGGTGCTGATCGAGAAGCAGCGCCAAGGCGAGACCGGCATGGTGCCGCTGTCGTATCAGGGCGAATTCACCCTGTTCGGCGACCTGGCTCGAGGCTACACGCCGCCAGAGCCCAAGGCGCTTCCCCGCAAGACCTTCAGGGATGACCTATGAAGCCCGCATACATCACCGGGGCTGAGCGCCTTAGCGAGCGGTTCAACAAAATCCGTGACGCCTATGCCTACCACGCGCGCATGGTCGCGGCTGGCGAGGAAAGTTGGATGCATGGCGACCCTTATGCCATAGCCGATTCTTCGTGGACTTCGGCAACCCGGTAATCAAGATCGCCATCGAGTGCGACGGCGCGCAATACCACGACGCCGGGAAGGATGCGAAGCGCGACGCGGAATTGCTTGAGATGGGCTGGCGCGTGATCCGCATCCCTGGTTGGAAGTGCCTGAAGACCGGCGAGGACGCCAACGAAGAGGACACGACGATACCGATCATTCGCGCGCTCCATTGCTACTTCGAGGGGCGGCATTGAAGTGGGAGCGGATCAGTGAATACGCCATCAGATCCGGTCCATGGCGGATAAGCAAGGCGTACGTGATGGGCAAGGCCAGATACCTACTCTGGCACGGCGACAAGGTGCACAGCGGGCCGTATGACACGGCGGACGAAGCAAAGGGGAGAGCGAGATGAGCGAGATCCACAACGAGAACAAGGTAGGCGAGCCACTGAAGGCCGCATTCCTGCGCGGCGAGACGGTAATCGCCAGCCACTTTGCGGCGGCGCTGGGTGTTTCGCGTCAGGGCGTGACCGATGCACTCAAGCGGCTGAGCAAGCGCGGCTGGATCAAGGGCGTGCGAATCCGGCCGGAGGGCAGGGGGGGCAGCCAGGTTGCGTGGACGTGCGTTGACCCGGCTGGGATTGCTGCTTACGTGCCGAAGCAGGTCAAGCCGATCGTGCGCAAGGAGGTTCCTGCTCACCAGTTCACGGCGCTGATGGACGTATGGGGCGTGCAAGTCGCAGACATTCCGCTGCCCCTCTCGCACAAGCATGAGATTTGGATTCGCGATGAACTGGAGGCCGCCTGATGTACCCCATAAACCAAATCATAGCCGGCTGGCTGTCGCTGCTGTTCTGCGCTGTGCCTGAGCCCGACTACATGGGCCACTGGATGGCTCAGACGATGCGCAGCGATGTGCTGCCGTACACGCCGGGGATCTGACGATGCAAACCTGGCACCCCTACACCACCCCGCCGCAGACAGTCGGACTTGTGCGCTACCGCGACAAGAGCCAGACCATCGAGTTCATGGCGCAGTGGGACGGCAGGATGTTCCGGTACGCGTCGGGGCTGCTGACCGGCATGCCGCTGGTGCCGATGAGCGGCGACGAATGGCGCCAACCGGAGAGTAATCATGGTCAACGTAATCGCGCTACTCACCGCGCTCGGCTTCTTCATGTTCTACGGCCTGACGACGCTGGTGCTCATTCCGCTGGCCCTGCTGTCGTGGGCGCTGAAGAAGGTGATCGCGGGCATCAAGTGGGTTCAGGAGAGCATCGTATGAAACACGCATTTATCGGTCTGGTACTCGCCATGACCTTCGTTTTCCTGTTGTCTGTTGTAACGCCGTGGCTCATCAACCAGCGTAGCTCGCTGACGATGGCTGCGGTGCCGTTCCTGTGGCTGGCGTTTGCCGGCGTCATCAAGTTCATCTACTTCAAAGGAAGCAAGCAATGAAAAAACTCTTCGCACTTCTGGTGCTGCCGTTCGTGCTCATGCTGACCGGCTGCGATAACGTGCCGGCCGGCTTTGTCGGCGTACAGGTCGATAAGTACGGCGGTGACCGCGGCGTCAACATCGAGGTGAAAGGTCCGGGCCGCTACTTCAATGGCCCGAACACCGACATGTTCCTGTTCCCGTCGTTCACGCAGAACTACGTCTGGGACAAGAAGGATGGCGACGAGTCGTTCACCTTCCAGACCGTGGAAGGGATGTCTGTCAACACTGACATCGGCATCAGCTACTTCATCCCGACCGACAAGGTTGCGGGCGTCTTCCAGAAGTACCGCAAGGGCGTGGACGAGATTACCGGTACCTACCTGCGTGCCATGGTGCGCGATGCCTTGAACCTCGCCGGCGCTGGCATGGCGGTTGAGGATGTCTACGGCAAGGGCAAGGCCGCGCTGCAGGAAAAAGTCGAATCTGAGGTGAAGCGCCAAGCAGCGTCGGTGGGCGTGACGGTGGAGAACATCTACTTCGTCAACGAGATGCGCCTTCCGCCGCAAGTGCTGCAGTCGATCAACGCCAAGATCGCCGCGACGCAGGTTGCACAGCAGAAGGAGAACGAACTGCGCGCTGCAGAGGCTGACGCAAAGAAGGAGGTAGCCAAGGCGCAAGGCGAGGCCCAGGCGCTGGAGATCAAGGCCAAGGCGCTCCGCGAGAACCAGCAGATGCTGCAGCAGATGGCCGTCGAGAAGTGGGACGGCAAGCTGCCCCAGTACATCGGCGCCGGCACTCCGGTTCCTTTCATCAACGTGAAATAAGGGCGGGTATGAGGCGAGCAGCAAGGGTTGACGCGAACCATTCCGAGATCGTCAAGGCGCTGCGCAAGATTGGCGCGACGGTCACGTCCACGGCAGGGGTAGGAGGCGGGTTCCCAGATCTGGCCGTTGGATGGCGCGGCATGACCCTGCTGCTCGAAATCAAGGATGGGGCCAAGCCGCCCAGCGCCCGGCAACTGACCGACGACGAGCGCAAGTGGCACGCGGAATGGCGCGGTCATGCGGATGTAGTGGAAAGCGTGGAGGAAGCTCTGCGCGCTGTTATGGGAGATGAATGATGGGATGCACGAAATGTGGCGGCACTGACCACACCCTGTCCAACTGCCCGCGCTTCAAGGTGCGGATTGCGAGGATCGCATGAGCAATAACAAAGGACATGGGCACGTGGTGCCGAGGCCGGACGGGTTGAAGGCACGTTGCGGTGGCCCGGGACTCTGCCCGGTATGCCAGACGGAGCAGCGACTGGACGCCGAATTTCAGGAGATGCTGCGCAAGCAGGCAGCATCGGCCCAGATGGGCATGGATGCCGCGAAGAAGGCTGGTGCCGAAATGTACCGGCTTGGCAAGCAGGCACTGGATGAGGCTGGCCGAATTGCCGCAAGCACGTCTTTCGAGGAACTGAACTCGCAGCGCGCCGCAAACGCCATGCTGACGGCTCAGGTTGAGGCGCTGGAAGCAGAGAGAGATGCACTGCGGGCGGCTTGCATAGACGCAGTGATGGCGCTGGCCCATGCGTCCAATCGGTTCCCGGAATACAACGCGGCCTACGAGTCTGTGAGCGCCGCCATCGCACGCAAGGAGCAAGCATGAAGCCCAAGAAAACCGTGTGCCCGAGCGCACCCTACGTGCCGCTGAAGCTGGATCTGGCAACGAAGCTGGCGCAGGCCAAGGCAGCGAAGGATCAGCCGCCAATGACCAGTCTCGCGTCCAGCGTGCCGAGCCATACGAAGGAGTGGAAATGAGCGACGAGCGCAATTGCAAAACCTGCGGGCACAGCAAGGGAAGCCTGCTTGGCGGGGAATTCAGGCGTTGCGCGCGCACTGGCTACTACTGCGACACGGAGCTGAAGTTCGGCGGAAGATGCCAGACGTTGGGTGGACTGGCCCTGTGGGAACCCAAGCCGCCACTGCATCGCCGCTTCATCCGCATCTTTACCGGGGTGAAGGCATGAGTAAGCAGATCTACCGGCTGGTGCATCGGCAGGCGCGGGCCGGCGCGCAACTAGCGATCACGAACGCACCGGACGGCTACATCGTGACCGTGTCCGAGCCGACCAAGAGCCGCGACCAAGAGGCCAAGTATCACGCCATGTTCGCGGATGTCGCCAGATGCTGCACTTTCATGGGCGAGAAGCGCGATGCTGAGACGTGGAAGCGCCTGCTGGTCGATGCATTCGCGCGGGTGAAGGCGGCAGAGGGCGATCCGATCAAGGGGCAAGGCCAAATCATACCCAGCCTTGATGGTTCCGGCTTTGTGCAGCTCGGAATCCAGACGCGCAGATTCAGCAAGAAGCACGCTTCAGAGTTCATCGAGTACCTGTATGCGTGGGGCGCTGACCGTGATGTGAATTGGACCGGGGAGGCTCGCTATGCCGAGAACGTTTAAGAACGACCTGACGGGCAAGGTGTTTAGCCTGCTGACGGTCCTGGAGTTCGTGCCAGACGATAGCGATTATTCGAAGTGGAGAGTCCGCTGTGCCTGTGGGACCGTCAAGACGGTAATGGGGCAGTCACTGATTCGCGGGATGACTATTTCATGCGGTTGCGAAGGCCTGCGCCGTCGCGCTGCAAGGACAGTCACACATGGCCAGGCTGGTCCTAAGCGGCGCACAAGGGCATATCGAATCTGGGCAAACATGATGGACCGCTGCGAGTGGGGCGGGAATGCTAGGTCTTTTGCGGACTACGGCGCAAAGGGCATCCGTGTATGCGAGAGGTGGCACAAGTTTGAGAATTTCTTCGAGGATATGGGTAATCCACCGGATGGGATGAGCCTCGACAGGGTGAACAACAAGGGTGGTTATGAGCCGGGCAATTGCAGGTGGGCGACGCGATTGCAACAGGCGCTCAATACATCTAGGACCGTCAAGGTCGTGTTCGGTGGCGTCGTCCGTGAGGTGCATTTCCTGTGTGCTGAGCTGGGGATAAGTAGAGGCGCGCTCAGATCGCGGGCGATGCGCCGTGGTGGCAACTATGCAGAGGCGCTTCGGAGTATGGGCTTCGCGGCGACTGAGGCGGGTGCAGCATGAGCAAGATCCGCAAAAGCGCCCGCGACAAGGACTGCCAAGTTCGCATCCCCGGCGTCTGCACATTCGACCCCGCAACGACGATCTGGAGCCACTACCGCGGCGAGGCAGGCGGCAAGGGTGGCGCGATCAAGTCTGACGACATCTGCGGCGCCTATGCCTGCACTGCCTGTGATGCGGTGTACGACGGGCAGAGGCCGCGGCCGGCAGGGATGACGAAGGAAGAGGTTGATCTGGACTGGCTGACCGGGCACATCCGGTCGATCAGGATTCTGGCGAGGGAGGGGCTTATCTGATGCTAAGCAACGGGTGGAACCCATGGATGTGCTGGGCGCTGTTCTTGCGCATCGTAATGGGTGGTGGGAAACAGGAAAGGAGGGAAGAGGGATGAAAGACCTGCGGAAGTATGTGAAGTTTGCGGTGGTGCTGCCGTTCTTGCTGCCGGTGCTGATGGTTGGGGCTGTGGCATATCTGCTCGATCAAGTCACCGAGGGGATATGCGAAAAGGTGTTCGGATGGGTAACGCGATAGGGGGATCGCATGACTGACCAAGAACTTAAGGCGCACTGCAACCAATGGGGCTACTGGTGCTTCTCCAAGCGCTACTTCGCGCCACCGGTGCCGCAGAACATCCTGGCGCAGCTCCAGCCGCGGGCACGGGCGCCCAAGGAGCCGGACGGCCCGCTGGATGCTGATATGGCATTCTTTAACATGGCAATTCATGGTATGGCAGAAGAGGACCAGGAAGGCGCGATCTGCTTCAGCCTGTACTACTTCCACGGCTTCCGCCCTGTGAAGGCCATGGCTGCCGCGCTCAACATCGGCACCCGCACGTTCTACGACAGGATGGACCGCTTTAGTCGCCGCGCCCACAAGATGGCAGCGAGGATTAAAGCGGTTCACCTTGCGCATACGGCGGTTGAGAAGCGCGAGCCGGTGGAGGCGGACTAGTGCGGATTTTCCCGCGCAATTTAGTCCCGCACTAAAACCGGCTTTATCCTACACTTTGTGCAACGCTGAGGTTAATGCGTTCGATGCTCCGCCACTCGCGGGGCTTTTTGCTTTTAGGGGCGAGCGATGGCGACAAGGAAGCGCAAGGCTGAGGCGGAAACGCCGACATTGACCTGCGAGCACTGCCGCTATTTCAAGCCCGGCGCATCGCACAACGAGTGCCGCGCCAACCCGCCCACGATGGTGACGGATTTGTCCGACGGCGGGCATATGAGCCTGTTCCCGATGGTTGAGCCGTCCGACTGGTGCGGCTTCTTCATGCCTCGCCTCAACTCCTGACATGACCCGAGACGACCTGATCCAGCAGTACGGCTCTGTACGTGCTGCGGCGCGGGCTATGGGGCTGGCAGAAACGACGCTACGGGAGAGGCTGGGCCGCGGTGAGTCGGTGCAGGTGACGCTGTCCGAGCGCAAGACGGTCAACAATCTGGCGATCCGCAATGGCTCGGTGGTGATCGGGTCTGACGCGCACTACTCGCCGGGGCTGGTGACGACCGCGCACAAGGCGTTCTGCAACGTGATCGCGGAATACGCCGGCGACCTGAAGGCGGTAATCCTGAACGGCGACATCCTCGATGGTGGCAGGATCAGCCGGCATGGCCGCATTGGCTGGCAGAAGACGCACAGCGTGAAGGATGAGCTGGAGGCGGTGCAGGAGCGCATGGGCGAGATCGAGAAGGCCGCCAAGGGCATGAAGCTGCTGCGCACTACCGGCAATCATTGTGTGCGCTTCGATACCAAGCTAGCTGCGATGGCCCCGGAGTACGAGGGCATCCCCGGTTTCGCGCTGGCTGACCATTTGCCGGCATGGAAGGACAGCTACCGCATCGACGTGAACGCCGACACGGTCATCATTCATGCGGTGGCGAACGGCATGCACGCCGCCTACAACAACGTGGTGAAGGGCTCTGGCTTCCATGTGGTGACAGGCCACACGCACCGCTTGCAGGCCGTCCAGTTCCGCGGCTTCGGAAAGCTGCGGTACGGGATCGAAACCGGCATGCTGGCCGACCCCGAGCAGGACGAATTCCACTACCTGACCGGCCGCAACGCGAACTGGCAATCCGGCTTCGCGGTGCTGACGTGGCGGGATGGGGAATTGCTGTATCCGGAGTTCTGCGCTGTGCGGGATGACGGAAAGGCGTACTTTCGCGGCCAGAGGGTCGCATAACACGAGAGGGAAAAGGGCATGCACAACATCCAGTCGCCGCGCACCGACGACAACGCCATCGAGCAGGAGATCCAGGCCAAGGGCAAGACCGCGCCGCGCGTCACGCCGGCTGAAATCGAGGCGAACATCGCCAGTGAGCACTATTTCACGGCGGCCGATGGCGTGGACGGCCACAACATTGCGGTGCTGCGAGCGAGCGAGCCGACCGCGCCTCTCGAAGTGGCGCCTATGTCGGACGATCCTGATCTCGGCAAGACCGGTATGGCTCCGCTGCGCCTGCTGACCTTCTGCGTGCTGGTTCTGGGCAACGGCTTCACCGTGACCGGCGAGTCCGCCTGCGCCAGCCCGGAGAACTTCGACGCAGAGATCGGCCGCAAGATCGCGCGCCAGAATGCGGTCAACAAGATCTGGCCGCTGATGGGCTACGCGCTCAAGCAGCAACTGCACGATGTGGCCTAACAACGACGGTTGACGACGGGCTCCACGAAACGGAGCCCCTTCACGCATGCCCCCTGTGAGCCGTGCTAGCCGGCCGGGAAGACCTCCCCAGGAGGCAGTCGTGAGGGATGCTTGGATGAGCCCAAGACACTGCCGCCTGACAGGCCAATGGACCGCGAGCCGGAGAATGCCCGGCCCCTCAACCTGTTTCATCGCTGTCTCTCCTCCCGGGTCTTCGGACCATTGGCGCCTCGCTGGCTTCGGTCGGCGGGGCGCAATTTCTTTGTGCTGAATGCAAAATAAGTTGGAGTAAGTTCACATGGCATGGCCTAAAGGCACTCCACGGCCTGAAGGTGCGGGCCGCAAAAAGGGAACGCCGAACAAGATCACGGCGGACATCAAGGCGCTGGCTCAAGAGCATGGCGCGACCGCTATCACGATCCTGGCGACGATCCTGACGACTGCTGAGAGCGACCAGGCGAAGATTGCTGCGGCGAAGGAACTGCTTGACCGCGGGTACGGCAAAGCCATGCAGGGCGTCGAACTGACCGGCAAGGAGGGCGGCCCGGTCGTCATCGCGGCCTCGGATCTTGACGAGAAGCTGTGAAGCTAAACCCGAAGCAGGCCGAGGCGCAGGTCATTCTGGCTGGCGATGCCACGCACATCATGCTGTTTGGTGGCAGCCGGAGCGGCAAGACGTTCCTGTTGACCCGCAATGTGGTGATGCGCGCCATGAAGGCGCCGAACAGCCGGCATTGCATTCTGCGGTTTCGCTTTAACCACGTGAAGAACTCCGTGGTGCTGGACACCTTCCCGAAGGTGATGAAGATCTGCTTCCCGGGCGTTGAGTACGTCCTGAGCAAGACGGACTGGTATGCGGAACTGCCGAATGGCTCGCAGATCTGGTTTGGCGGCTTGGATGACAAGGAGCGAACCGAGAAGATTCTCGGTATGGAGTTCGCCACGATCTACCTGAACGAGGCGAGCCAGATTCCGTACGGCTCGGTTGGTATCGCGGTCACGCGCCTGGCGCAAAAGGCGTTTCAGGTGATTCGGGGCCGTGAGTCCGTGCAGCTCAAGCCGCGCATGTATTACGACTGCAACCCGCCGAACAAGGCGCACTGGTCGTACAAGCTGTTTGTGCAGAAGCGCGACCCGGACTCGGGTGAGCAGGTCCGGAGCCCAGACGACTACGCGCATTTCCAGATCAACCCAGACGCGAACAAGGAAAACCTGTCCGACGGGTATCTGGACACGCTGAAGAACATGAGCGCGCGCCTGCGCAAGCGCTTTCTGGATGGTGAGTTTGCAGACGCCAACCCGAATGCGCTGTTCCCCGACGAGAACATCGAGAAGTGGCGCGTGCTGGATGGTGTAGTGCCAGACATGGTGCGCATCGTGGTGGCTGTTGACCCATCCGGCTCTGACGACGAGGTGGACGCGGACAATGACGCGATCGGCATTGTGGTGGCTGGGCTAGGCACTGACGGCAACGGCTACATCCTCGAAGACTGCACGGTGCAGGCTGGGCCGGCGACGTGGGGCAAGGTGGCCGCAGACGCATACGACCGCCACCAGGCTGACGTGATTGTTGGCGAAATCAACTATGGCGGCGCGATGGTCAAGCATGTAATTCAGACCGCCCGGCCGCGCACGCCGTACAAGCAGGTGACCGCCTCCCGCGGCAAGGCGGTGCGGGCTGAGCCGTTCTCTGCGCTGTATGAGCAAGGGAAGGTGCGCCACGTTGGCTACTTCCGCGAGATGGAAGACGAATTCGCTGCGTTCTCCACGATTGGCTACACCGGGCCGCGGTCACCAAACCGGGCTGACGCTGCAATCTGGGCGCTCACAGAGTTGTTCCCGGGGATTGTCAGCGACCGACGCAACAAAGAGAAACCGAAACCGAAATCGACGCCGGCTGCAACCGCAGGCGCCTGGATGAGCTAACCATGGCAGAGAGCAAGGACGACAACAAGCGCGTGAAGGAAGCGCACAAGCGTTTCGCGCGCTGCCAAGAGGCGGAGAGCGAGTTTCGCAATCTGTTCTTGGACGACCTGCGCTTTGTGAATGGCGACTCGGACAACGGTTGGCAGTGGCCCGAGGAGGTGTGGAAGTCGCGCGAAGCTGAGCGCCGGCCACGCCTGACGGTCAACAAGACCAAGCAGCACAACCGCCAGATCACCAACGATGCGCGGCAGAACAAGCCGAGCGTTCGCGTGTCGCCGGTAGATGGTGGCGCGGACAAGAAGACGGCCGAGATCATCAACGGCATCATCCGGCATATCGAGGCCAATTCGAGCGCGGACACAGCCTATGACACCGCGGCAGAGTTTGCTGTGGACGGCGGGATCGGCTACTGGCGCGTGATCACGGACTACGCTAGTGACGACAGTTTCGAGCAGGAAATCTACATCAAGCGGGTCAAGAACCCGATGAACGTGTATCTGGACCCTGACATCCAAGAGGCGGATGGGTCAGATGCCAAGTTCGGCTTCGTCTTTGAAGACCTGCTGAAGGAAGAATTCGAGGCACGCTATCCGGGCTTTGATGCTGTCGGCTGGCCGATGGAAGGCGGTTCCGACTGGCTGAGCAAGGACAAGATCCGCTTGGCCGAGTACTTCCACGTGGTGGACGTCGAGGACACGCTGATTGCCGACGAGCAGGGCAACGTGATTCGCATGTCTGAGGTGAGGCCCGAAGACAAGGCGATGATCGAGGCCATGCCGAAGCAGCGCACCCGCAAGGTGAAGCGCCGCACGGTGAAGTGGTGTCTGATCGCTGGTGACCAAGAGATCGAGTACAACGACTGGCCCGGCCGCTACATCCCCATCGTGCGCGTCGTGGGCGAGGAAGTGGACATCGACGGCAAGACGGAGCGCAAGGGGCATACGCGCTACCTGAAAGACCCGGCGCGCATGTACAACTACTGGACCAGTTCGGCGGTCGAGTTCGTCGCGCTGCAGGGCAAAACGCCGTGGGTTGGGCCGGCCGAGGCACGCGAGGGGTACGAACGATACTGGGACACCGCCAACACGGCGAATCACTCGTACCTGCCGTACAACCATCTGGATGAGACTGGTGGCGTCATCCCGCCGCCGCAACGGCAGCAGCCGCCTGTGATGGCTGCGGCCTACATCCAAGGTATGCAGACCGCCGCGGAAGAGTTGAAGATGGCGAGCGGCCAGTATGACGCCTCGATGGGGGCCAAATCCAACGAGACGAGCGGCCGAGCGATCATGGCCCGCCAGCGCGAGGGCGACACCGCGACGTTCCACTTTGTGGACAATGTGGCGCGCGCCATCAAGTACACCGGGATGATCCTGGTGGACCTGATCCCGAAGATTTACGACACGCCGCGGGTTGTGCGCATCCTGGGCGAAGACGGCAGCGAGGACACGGTTCAGATCGATCCGACGCAGAAGCAATCGGTGGTTGAGAGCAAGGACCTCGCGGGCGAAATCCAGACGATCTACAACCCGGGCGTAGGTCGCTATGACGTGACTGTGCGGGTTGGGCCGAGCTACACCACGCGCCGGCAGGAAGCCTTCGACGCCATGACGCAGATGGCGCAGGGCAACCCGCAGCTACTACAGCAGGCCGGCGATCTGATCATGAAGGCCGCAGACTTCCCGATGGCTGATGAGCTTGCCGAGCGACTGGAGAAGTTCCTGCCGCCTGGCGTTAAGGATGACAAGGAATCGCCGGAAGCCGCTGCCCTCAAGCAGCAGATGCAGGAATTGCAGGCGCAACTACAGACGCTTGGGCAGGAGTACAACAAGCTGCACGAGGACAAGGAAACAGATCGCGAGAAGAACCGGATCGCCGCGTTCCAGGCCGAAACCGATCGCGCGGTCAAGCTTGCCCCGTACCTGCCGCCTGAGTCCGCCTCGTATCTTGCCGCTGTCGCGGCGCGGCAGATGGTGGATTCGCCAGACATTTACCCGGGCGTGCCAATGCAACCGCAGATGGCGCCTCCCGTATCGCAAGAAGCATCACCCGAAGCCCCGCCTAGTGCGGGGTTTTTGATTTTGTAGGGCCGTACCGGCGCGTATCACCGGGCTAAATCACTTGGGAAACCATGAGCGAAGAACTGCAGGACGTGACGCCGACGGAAGTCATCCCGACCGAAACGGGCGCGGAGGTCGAAAACCAAGCAGGCTCTGAAGCGACCGCAGAGCAGGAAGCGGAGCAGCAAACCGATCAGCAGCAGGAACAGGCGCAGAAGAAGGAGCCGTGGTTCCAGAAGCGAATCGGCGAGTTGACCCGCGAGAAGTACGAGGCAAAGCGCGCTGCTGACGAGGCGCGGGCGGAGGCTGAGCGGTATCGCCAGGCTCTTGCGCAAGGTCAGCAGGGAGAGCGGACGGAGCCGGAATTCGACGTCGAAGCACTGGCGGAGAAGAAGGCGAACCAGAAGCTCGCCGAGCAGCGATTCAACGATGCGTGCAACAAGGTCTACGCGACCGGCAAGTCGGAGTTTCAGGACTTCGATCAGGCCGTGTCGAATCTTCAGATGGTGGGCGCCAACCGGGATTTCTTGGAACTGGCTACGACCTCTGATGCGGGGCACAAGCTCCTCCACCACCTTGGCACGGATCTCGATGAAGCGGCTCGGATCATGGTGCTGCCTCCGATCCAGATGGCGCGAGAACTGACCCGGCTTGAATTCAAGCTGAGCCAACCCGCCGTCAAACCTGTCTCTAAGGCACCGGCCCCGATCAAGCCTGTTGGCACCGGGGGCGCGACTAGCACTGGCCTGAGCGACGACCTCCCCATCGATGAATGGATGCGTCGCCACAACCAGCGCAAGTAGCCCGGCGCTTCACCAATCCATTACCCGCTTCGGCGGGTTTTTTCATTTCTGGAGCCTGACAAATGGCAAACGCACTGCTTACCCCGACCGCCGTCACGCGCGCCGCGCTCGCGATCCTGCATCAGAAGCTGAACTTCATCGGCTCGATCAACCGTCAGTATGACGATTCGTTCGCCCAATCGGGTGCGAAGATCGGCGACTCGCTGAAGATCCGCCTGCCCAACCAGTACACCGTACGCACCGGCGCGACCCTGTCGGCGCAAGACACCAACGAGAACAGCGTCACGCTGCAGATGGCGACCCAGAAGGGCGTCGACCTGAACTTCACCTCGGTCGACCTGACCCTGTCGCTGGACGACTTCAAGTCGCGCATCCTGGAGCCGGCTATGTCGGTGCTGGCCGCCAACATCGAGGCCGACGCCTTCAGCATGGCGCTGGACGTGTACAACGCCGTCGACAACATCGGCTCGGCCATCACGCTGAACAAGGCGCTGCAGGCCCGCAAGAAGCTTGTCGACAACCTGGCGCCCGGCGATGCCCGCACCCTGATCCTGAACACCCAGGACAACCTCGACCTGGTCGACGCGCTGAAGGGCCTGTTCCAAGACTCGACCGAGATCTCGAAGCAGTACCGCGAGGGTAAGGTCGGCCGCACCGCAGGCTTCGGCACCATCTACGAAAACACGCTGCTGCCGTCGCAAGCCACCGGTACCGCGCTGTCCGCCACGACCTACACGGTCAACGGCGCCGTGACTGCCAACGGCTCGTCCTCGGTCACCGTCGCCACCGGCGCGACCACCTTCAAGAAGGGTGACGTCTTCACCGTGGCCGGTTGCAACCGAGTGCACCCCGAAACCAAGGCCGATACCGGCACGCTGCAGCAGTTCGTGGTGACCGCGGACTACGCTGGTGGCGCTGGCTCGCTGTCGTTCGCCCCGGCGATCTACACCTCGGGCGGCGCGCAGAACGTCGTGGCGGCTGGCATGGCCAACGGCGCCAGCATCACCAAGGTCGGCGGCGCATCGGCCGTCTACAAGCCGTCGCTGGCGTTCCACAAGGACGCCTTCGCCTTCGTGTCGGCTGACCTGGTCATGCCGCAGGGCGTGGACTTCTCGGCACGCGAGAACTACGACGGCATCTCGATGCGTATCGTCCGCGCCTACGACATCAACAACGACAAGTTCCCTTGCCGTCTCGATGTGCTGTACGGCTACAAGACGCTGCGCGCGCAACTGGCCGCTCGAATCCTGAGCAACTGATCCATCGCCCCTCTCCGGAGGGGCTTTTCTATTTGAGGCTTGCGAATGTTCCAAGAGTACCCAAAGGCTCTGCACCCTGACGGCGACCATGAGCGCGAGGTGTACATCGTGTTCGACGCCGAGCAGGAAGCAGAGAAGCGCAAGCAGGGCTTCCGCATGGTCGGCGAGCCTCAAGCAGAAAAGAAGCGCGGCCGACCCGCAAAGGTGATTGAGCAATGACCGCTGCGATCGACATCATCAAGTTGGCACTCGCCGACGCGCAGGTAATCGCGGAGGGCGAGACGCCCAATGCGGCCACCACAGACACGGCGCTGAAGACGTTGAACGGGATGATGGCGCTGTGGCAGTTGGATGGCTTCGATGGCTTCACCTTTCCCGCCTATGCCGCCGCCTCGGCCGATTTGCAGTTGCCGGCAGAGTTCGAAATGCCGATGCGCTACAACCTGGCCGTCCATCTGGCCGCGGCGTTCGCGTCGCCGCTGCGCCCCGACATTGGATCGCTCGCCGCTACCACGCTCAAGAAGCTAAAGCGCTTCTATCTGACGATCCCCGAATTGAAGATGCCGTGTGCTGTTCTTCCGCGCCGGTACTATTGGAACGTGGAGGCCTGCGAATGGCTCGCCTGCCCCTAACGACCGCCTCCTACGTCGCGCGCAGCCTGAAGGCGTCGGCCCAGCGCTGCGTCAACCTGTACCCAGAGGCCAACCCTGCCGACGCGCCGGCGCCTGTGACGTTCTACGGCACGCCCGGTACCGAAGTCTGGTCGACGCTGCCGGGAAGCGGTCCTGTGCGCTGCCTGTATCGCGCGAGCAATGGCGTGCTGTTCGCCGTGCAGGGCATGCGCCTGTATCGCTACGATGGATTGGGGTCGTGGATCGATCTCGCCGGTATGGCGACCTCCACCGGCCCGGTGAACGCCGCGGACAATGGCAACAGCGCAGTGTTCGTGGACGGCACGCTGACCGCGCCTACCGTGAACCTCGGCAACTACGCTGTGGGCGCCATGTCGGGCGACGGCTGGCTCGGTTCAGCCTTTGTCTGGTTCGTCGACGAGCGCCTGGTGTTCTTCCAGCCTGGCACGCAGAAGTACTTCTGGACCGGCCTGCTGTCGCTTGCCATCGACCCGCTGGACTTTGCCAGCGCCGAAGGGATGCCCGATCCGATTGTCAGCATGATCGCCGACCACCGGGAACTGTGGTTCCTTGGCGAAGAGACGATGGAAGTGTATTCGTCGTCTGGCGATGCAACACTGCCGTTCGTGCGCTACCCGGCCGGCTTCAACCACTACGGGTGCGAGGCCAAGTATTCGATTGCCGCGCTCGACAACACCATCTACTGGCTCGGCAAGAACAAGAACGGCGGCCGGATGGTGCTGCGCGCACAGAACTACCAGCCGCAGGCGATCTCCACGCCGGCCATCTCCGAGGAATTCGCCAAGTACGACCGGGTGGACGACGCGATCGCCTGGGCCTACCAGCAGGACGGCCATCCGTTCTACGTGCTGACCTTCCCGTCTGCCAGCAAGACGTGGGTGTATGACGTTCTGACGGGCCAATGGCACGAACGGGCATATCGCACAGCAGGCAATGACCTGATCCGGCACCGCGGCAACTGCGCTGTGTTCTTCGGCGGGGAGAATCTGGTTGGCGACTTCGAGGACGGGCGCATTTACCGCCTCGACCTCGATGTGTATTCCGACGACGGCGCGCCGATTGCCCGCCAGAAGGATTTTCCGCACATCGTCACCGAGGGCCGCAAGCAATTCTTCAGCCGCTTCACGCTGGATTGCGAAGTGGCAGTCGGCAATCCCAACGATGAAGACCCGCAGATCCTGCTGAGCTGGTCTGATGACGGCGGCAATAGCTGGTCGAATCCGATCCAGATGTCGCTGGGCCGGGTTGGCGCGTACCAGACCCGGGCGAGGGCCAATCGGCTCGGCGCCGCTCGGGATCGTGTCTGGCGCGTCTACACCGCGGCTAAGGCCAAGGTCGCATTCCAGGGCGCATTTGCTGAAGCAGCGGCGGGGACGTCATGAACCTCGCCGCACCGCTTCAGCGCTCCCGGCAGATTACCGACGCGAACGGGAATCTACTCAAACCATGGGTGGACTACTTCAGCGCGCTCTCGGTGTCGATGGGGGGCGCGTCTGGCGTCGACCTTTCCTCGGTGAATGCACGGCTCAACGCGGCCGAGACGGACATTGTGGCGATCAACATCGCCCTTGCGGCCCTATCGCTCGACCTTGCGAACGAGGTCGACCAATTGCGCATTGAACTCGCGACGAGCACCTCGAAAGAGCAGGTGACGCGCGCCATGTTGGATGAACTGCGGGATGAACTCGAAATGCAGGTGATCGGATGAGCATCATTTGGAAGCCCCTCGTTGCGGGCACGCTGTTGACGGCCACGGCTGATCTGTACTACACGGCGACCGGCTCGAATGTGACAGCCACGATCACGCAGGCGTCGCTGTACAACAAGACTGCTGCGGCGGTGGACGTGTTCATTTACCTCGTGCCGAGCGGCGGCAGTGCCGGCGACCCAACGACGGTGGTCAAGAAGAACGTGGCGGCCGGCGCAAGCGCGTCGGTGCCGGAACTGATCGACCACAAGCTGGCGAACGGCGGAAAGATCTACGCGAAGGGTCTGGATGTGTCGCTGACCATCAGCGGGGCGGAGCACGCGTGAGCGGAATCCAACGGGTGACGCCGAAGGTCACTTTCAGCCTGGCGAGCGCCAAGAAGGTTGACTTGCTCGAGCGCGAGTTCCTGAAGCTGCCGCAGGTGGATTGCCCTGTTGTGCACCGGTTCGGCCCGGGGATCTACATCCGGGAAGTAACGGTGCCGGCCGGCGCCTATGCGATCGGCCACGCCCAGCGTTTCGAGCACCTGAATGTGTTCCTGAAGGGGCGCGTGATTGTCATCAACGAAGACGGCTCGCGCTCAGAGCTGGTGGCGCCGATGACCTTCGTCGGGAAACCCGGGCGGAAAGTTGGCTATGTCGTGGAGGACATGGTGTGGCAGAACGTCTACGCCACGACTGAAACCGATGTCGCCAAGCTGGAGGCGATGTTTCTGGACAAGAGCGACGGATGGAAGGCGCACGCCGCGGCAAACGCGGTCCCGCTGCTGCCGTTCGAGTCTGACCGGTCGGATTACGCCAGCGTCCTGACGGAATTCGGCTTCACGGAAGAGGTTGCCCGCGCTCAGGCTGAGAACGAGGCTGATCAGACGCCGTTTCCGCTGGGATCCTACAAGGTTGCCGTGGCGCCGTCCCCCATCGAGGGCAAAGGACTGTTCGCAACGGCTGCGATCGATGCGGGCGAGGTGATTGCGCCGGCCCGCATCGGCGGGAAGCGCACGCCTGCCGGACGCTATACGAACCATTCCGCCGCGCCAAACGCCGTCATGGTCATGCGCGAAGGCGGAGACATCGACTTGGTGGCGTTGCGCCAGATCAAGGGCTGTGCTGGCGGCCAGTTCGGCGAGGAAATCACGATCAACTACCGCGACGCGCTGCGTCTCCAAATCAAGAAGGATTGATATGTCAGGTATCGCAACGGCAGTCGTCGGCGCTGCGGTGATCGGCGGTGTTGCCAGCAATGCGGCGGCAAATAAGGCGGCCAAGGCCTCCGAAAAGGCGTCGGATCAGGCTACCCAGCTTCAGCGGGAGCAATACGACCAGACGCGCGAAGACCAAGCGCCATGGCGGACCGTTGGCGGTAACGCCCTGAACCAACTCGCGCTTCGCATGGGCGTGCCTGGCTATATCAGCACGCCCACTAGCGGCGTCAGTCTGGAAGACGCACAGGCGCAGACGCAGGAGAATTTTGACCCGCAAACCTATCTCGCTGCGAACCCTGACGTCGCCGCGGCCGGCATTGACCCATGGGTGCACTACACCACCTATGGCGCGAATGAGGGGCGACAGTACACCTACAACGCTGACGCGCAGCGTAATGCCGCGGCGGGAACCTTCGACACGCAAGGCTACCTTGACGCCAATCCGGATGTAGCGGCGTCAGGTATGGACCCCCTCACGCACTACCTGCAATACGGGAAGGCTGAGGGGCGGAAATTTGCCACGGCGCAGAACAATCCGCTGTATGGCTCGCTGACGAAGAATTTCAGCGCCGAGGATTTCCAGAAAGACCCGGGCTATGAGTTCCGGCTCGGCGAGGGCCAGAAGGCGCTAGAGGCATCGGCGGCCGCACGTGGGGGCCTTCTTTCCGGTGCTGCGGCCAAGGCGCTGAGCCAGTACAACCAGAATTTCGCGTCGAACGAGTACCAGAACGCCTACAACCGGTACAACCAGAACCAGACGAACACGTTTAACCGGCTGGCAAGCCTGGCTGGCGTTGGCCAGACGGCGACGAATGCGACGCAGCAAGCTGGTCAGAACTATGCGAACCAGGCCAGCCAGAACGCGCTGTACTCCGGCACGGCTCGCGCGAGCGCCTACGGCACCGGCGCGAACGCTATCGGTGCCAGCCTTGGATCCGCGACGAACGCGCTGGTGAACTACAGTCGGCCGACGTATGCGAACCCATATGGCACCTACTCTGCGACGGGCTCCGCCGTCGACATGAGCAACCCGCAGCCCACTGCCTATCTGCAATAAGGTAACCCATGGCCGAAATTGATCCACTTGCCTTTCAGAAGGGCTTTCAGGCTACGCAAAACGCTTTCGACTCTGCTCGGCAGAACCGCCTGCAGGATCTCCTTTTCTCGGAGAAGCAGCGCGAGATCGGGCAAGCCAACGCCCTTGATTCCCTCTATCGCGGTGCGGTGGGTGCTGACGGCACCATCGACCGCGCCAAGCTGTTGACCGGCGCTGCGAGCGCTGGACTCGGCTCGAGGATCCCTGCGATGCAGACGCAGTTTGCGGCACAGGACAAGGCCCAGATCGAAACCCGCAAGGCGCAGCTCGAAGCTGGCCTGAAGCAGTTTGAGGCGATGGGGCAACTGATGGGCGGCGTGACCGATCAGGCAAGCTATGACCTCGCGCGCCAGCAGGCCGCTGGCATTCTTGGCCCAGAGGCCGCGGCGAAGATCCCAGCCGTCTACGATCCCGAGGCGATCAAGCGCAACGTGATGCAGGCCATGACGGTGAAAGACCGAATGGAGCAGGAATACAAGCGCCTGACCTTCGGCGAGACGCAGCGGCACAACCTAGCAACCGAGGCAAATACGGTCCGCGGCCAAGAGATGACTGCCGCGACCGCGCGCCGAGGTCAGGATCTGACTGACGCACGATCCCGCGAGGCAAATGCGCTGCAAGGCGACCTGAAGCAACTCCAGCTTCAGGAGAAGCAGGAGAAGCTGCAAGAGAAGGACAACGCCAAGAAGGCGGCTATTGCCAACGCCGAGGATGCTCTCAGCGTGGTGGACAAGGCGATCAAGCACCCGGGCCGCGAGGCTGCCTCCGGCGTGAGCGGCACCCTTGACCCGCGCAACTACGTGCCGGGAACTGACGCCAAGAACTTCCGCGTTGTGCTCGACCAGATCAAGGGCCAAGCCTTCATGCAGGCGTATCAAAACCTGCGCGGCGGCGGCCAGATCACGGAAGTGGAGGGCAAGAAGGCCACGGACGCCATTGCACGCCTCGACACTGCGCAGAGCGACGCCGAATTCCTAACGGCGCTGAATGATTTGCGTGGTGTGATGAATGCCGGCTACAAGCGCCTGACTGGCAAGGACTATGGGGCGCCGACTGGCACGCAGACGCCGGCCGCATCTGGCGCCCCGAAGGATGGCGCCACCAGCAAATCCAAGAGCGGCAAGCCGATTGTGTTCCGTAATGGACAGTGGGAGTACCAATAATGGGGCGCGCCGTACCTGCAGACGATCTTCCCGGCTTCGACCTGACCGCCGCGCTGGCGGAGACTGACAAAGCGCTTGGGCTTCCCTCCGGCCTGTCTGCGGCGCAGATCAGGGTGGAATCCGGCATGAACCCGCGCGCCGTGTCAAAGGCTGGCGCGATGGGCCTGGCGCAAGTCATGCCAGACACGCTGAAGGCCATTTCGTCTCGCCTCGGCCGCGAACTCGACCCGTACAACCCGGAAGATGCTGTCGCCATCCACCGCGAAGTCATGCGCGAGAATCTGGCGAAGTTCAAAGATCCATCTAAGGCGCTGATGGCGTACAACGGCGGATGGGATCAGTCCAAGTGGGGCAACCCTGAGACTTCGGCGTATGTCGGAAAGGTTCGGGGCGCCATGGGGAAACAATCGCCCGTGATGGCTGCCGTGGATGCCGGCCTCAGCTCGGTTTCTGGCAACGCCAACGCCGCCAGCAAGGCAGTCCCTGCGGACGACTTGCCCGCGTCGCTGGCTGCCCCGGCATCGGATATGCCAGCCAATGACGGCCCCGGCAAATTGGTAAGCCTTGGGGCTGGCCTCGGTAAGGGGCTCGGGACTGTTGCCCTCAATGCTCAACGATACCTTGGCAAGGGGCTGGGCGCCATCTCCAGCGAAGGAACGCCAGGCGCGCGTGCTGCTGACTGGCTGGTTCGCGATGCAGATCAAGGTATTGCCAAGCTGGCGGCCGAGAACCGGCCGTATGCGGAGGCAAATCCCATAACCAATACCGTCGGCGAGGTCGGCGGCAACATCGTCGGCACGGTGCCAGTCGGCGGGGTGCTGGGTAAGGCGGTTGGTGCCGCGGCCCCTGCGGTGGCGGGCACTCGCGCTGCGCCTGCGGTCAATGCGCTGTCCAAGTCCTTGGAGACTGGTGGATTCCGGATCGGCCCGGGGGTATCCAATCCACTGGCGCAACTCGCCATCCGCGGAGCTGGTGGCGCGGCGGTCGGGGAGATTTCCGCTGGCTTGACCGATCCGGAGTCGGCAGGTGCTGGCGCAGTAATTGGCGCCGCCTTGCCCGCTGGCGCGAAGGTAGCAGGCATGGGTGGCAACGCCTTGCGCAGACTGGCGGTGGGTGAGGGCGCCTCGTCTGAGGTTGCTGCCCTTGCCAAGCGCGCTGCGGATCTCGGCATCAACATCCCCGCCGATCGCATTGTCAACAGCAAGCCGCTCAACGCCTTGGCATCCGGCTTGAACTACGTCCCGTTCAGCGGCCGCGCGGCTACTGAGGCCGGCATGGAAAGCCAGATGAACCGCGCGTTGTCGCGGACATTCGGCCAGGATTCCGACAATGTTACACAGGCACTGCGCAAGGCAAGCGATGAACTGGGCGCGAAGTTTGATGACGTGCTGAAGAACAACTCGGTCGCGGTGGACGATGGGCTCCTGACCAAGCTCGCAGAGATTGTCGACTCCGCAAAGAAGGAACTTGGCTCCGATGGACTTCGGATCATCGAGAACCAGATTGATGAACTGTTGAACAAAGGCGCAAGCGGCCAGATCGACGGGCAGGCCGCCTACAACATCAAGCGCACGCTAGATCGGATCGGGAAGCGCGCCACGCCGGAGGCATACCAGGCTCGCCAGATCAAGGGCGCGCTGATGGAGGCGCTAGACCGTTCGCTCGGGCCGGATGCCGCCAAGGCATTTGCCACGACGCGCCAGCAGTACGGAAACATGCTCGCGCTGGAGAACCTGGCGCAGAACGGCGCGGAGGGCGGGGTGTCGATTGCCAGACTCGCCAACATGAAGAACATCAACAACAGAGATCTTCAGGAATTGGCAGACATCGCGGCGCAGTTCGTGAAGGCCCGTGAGGGCCAGCATGGCGCGATGCAGCGCGGGGTGGCAGCGCTGGGGCTGGGTGGGACGCTGGGGTTGCCTGGATTGGCTGGCACCGCTGTTGCAGGGCGTGCCACGAACATGCTTCTGAACGCCGAGCCGGTGCGTAATGCCCTGTTGCGTCCGACTGGAAACGCCATGTTGGAAAACGCAGCGCCGAACCTGCTGACGGAAAGCCTGCGGAGGGCGGCCCCGATTCTACCTAGTCAAGGTATCCAAGGAGGCCAGCGATGAAGGCAACAGCCATCACTACCACCAGCTTGATCAGCATCCAGTCGATGTAGTCCATCAAATCAGCATAGCACGTCGCCCGCCACTGAGCGGGCGTTTTCATTTCTGAGGCCCGAATGACCCAATACCTCGTGGTGCCCGCCAAGCAGGCGTTTACCGACAGCACCGGCAGCCCGCTGGTCGGCGGGAAACTGTACACCTACGACGCCGGCACGTCGACGCCGAAGACGACCTATCAGGATCGCGGAGGTTCGACGGCGAACACGAACCCCATCGTGCTGGACGCCCGCGGCGAGTGCACCGTCTACGGCACCGGCAACTATCGACTGGTGCTGAAGGACGCCAACGACGTGCTGATCTGGGATCGGGACAACGTTGCGGTCAATACGGAGTACCCCACGACCGGCCGGTATCTCGGAACACAGACTTTCCTCGCAAGCGGCACATACGTCCCCGCGCCAGGGATGAGTGTTGCCAAATGGCGTGCTCAAGGCGGTGGTGGCGGCGGCGCCGGCTGCGGGGGCGCTGGCGCCGGCAATGTGAGCGCGGGTGCGCCGGGCACAAATGGCGCCTATGCCGAGGGCACTGTCACGGCTGCGCAGGTTGGAGCGTCCAAGCCAGTCACGATTGGCGCGGGTGGTGCTGGCGCGTCCAACGCGGCTGGTGCGGACGGCGGCGCGACCTCGATGGGTACGTTGTTTAGCGTTCCCGGAGGCAAAGGTGGGGGCGCCCCGGTCAACAACACGGCCGCCCCGACCGTGGTCGGCAACGGCAATGTGACCGCCGCCGCTACTGGCGCCGCTCTCAGTTCTCAAGGGCTGGCCGAAAACTTCAGCCAAGCGATCAGCGCAAACATCGGCATTGGAGGCGCCGGCGGTCACTCTGTTTTCGGTCCAGGCGGCCGGAGCGTGGGCATCAATAGCAATGGCAACCCGGGGTTCGGATATGGCGCTGGCGGCAGCGGCACTGTAGTCAATCAGGCGGGCGGCACGGCGACCGGAGGCAATGGGGCCGCCGGCATCATGATTCTTGACGAGTTCTCCTAATGATCCCCATCAAACGCGGTGACCACTTCGAGTGGGGGGGGCAGTTCTTTGCCCCGGATGGGAGCGTGCAGAGCTTCGCTGGCTGGAGCATCTCATCCCAAGTGCGGAATTCAAGCGGCTGCCTGGTGGAGCAACTCGCGGCAACGTGGATTGATGCCACGCAAGGGCTCTACAGCATCGAGAGCGCCGGCACGACTGGCTGGCCGACCGGCCGGCTATCGCTCGACGTTCAGATCATCGACCTGAGCGGGCGCCCATTCTCAAGCAATACCGAGTACATCAACGTGATCAAGGACATCACCCATGGCTAAGTATCCGACGCAGTTGCTGCCGTTTTGGAAGGGTGATGGCGTCCAGCAGATCGCAGATGCGAGCAACCCCGATGCCGGTCCCCTCACCGGAGCGGAGTACGCCACCGTCAGCCGCGGCTCTGGCGTGCTCAAGACCACGCTGACGGCGATTGGAACGTGGGTGCTCGGTACGTTCCTCGCGTTCACGCAGACAGGGGTCGGCGCCATCGCGCGAACTATCCTCGCTAAGCTATTTGACCTCCCCGTTACGCCACAGGATTTTGGCGCTGTTGGCGACGGAAGCAATGACGACACCGCCGCCATCAGGGCGGCAATCGCCACTGGAAAGAGCGTTTATTTCCCTAAGCCAAATTCCTTCTACCGGATCACAGACGAAATCGGCCCGAAGTTCGCCGGGCAAATTCTGTTCACGAACTGCCGGCTGCGCGGCATGATCAGGAACACCACCAACGACAAGCCGCTGGCATATTTTGGCGATCCAACTGTGTCGAATGGCGCGACGCCGCAGGCTGGAATGCGGGGGCTGACGTTCTTTGGCAACGCGGCGACTACGCGCGGCATTGTCTTGAGCACGGTGAACGAAAATGGCTCGGCTTGGACCGATGCCAGCAAGGATTGCTCGTTGCACGATGTAGCTGTTGATTTCGTTGGTAACGGATGGGCATTGGAGTGCTATAGCTGGTGCAACGATATTCGGAACTTCACTTCCTACGAAGGGAATAAGCGGGGCGCAATCTTCGCCGTTGACGCCAATCAAAACAACGTCAGCGGCTTGTATGTGACCGGATGCGCCGAGCAGTCCCTACAGGTTGGGGCGCACCCAACCTCGACACGCGTGAGCCGTGGTAATAGCTTCCGCGGCGTTGTCGTCCAGCAATCTGGCGGCGCCGACGGCGTCGTCGTTATTGCCGATGCAGACAACACGACGATCACCGGTCTCTATTCTGAATCCAACAACGTGAAGGGAGCACCCCGAGCCGTCTTTGTGAAAGACACGGCGCGCGGGACGGTCATCAACGGGGTGTCTCACCTTTCTGGCGGCGCAGTTGTCATCAAGAACGAGGGGCTCGGCACTTCCGTGGACGGTGTTGTATCCAGCAACATAACCGGGGCTATAGTCGAGAATGCGGGGGTAGGCACGCTGAATCTCGGTACTGTCGAGTGGATGGCTGGCGTCACACCGTCTGGCGTGAAGTTCTCGGATTCGTCAGTTGGTGGTCGTGCGACATTCCTAGATAACATCTACTCAGGCCTCTGGACGCCGACAGTGACGGCACTGACTAATGTAGACGCTGTTACAGCATTTGAGTGCCAGTATTCGCGCGTCGGCAATGTCATAACCTTCAGCGGCCAAGTGAATATTGACCCGACAGCGACTGGCCTGACGGAAATTGGTATGAGCCTACCAGTTGCAAGTAACCTCATCGCAACGCGTCAAGCTGCCGGGACATACTCGTCCAATTCCAGCACGATAAAAGACGGGGGCGCAATTTACGGGGACTCAACGAACAAACGGCTCACCTTCCGCCACGTTGCGGGCAGCACAAGCAACCTCTCATTCTTTTTCTCTGGCTCATACTTGGTGCGAACCTGATGTTCTAGTCGTCTTGTCGATTACCCCATCCTCACTTCGGCCTATAATGCGCATTTTTGGCGAACTTTTGGGGAGCGCCCGGTGAGGATACTTACGTTCGGCTCTTGCCTGTCCAGGTATATCGCAGAGAGCTATGTCGATTTGTTTGGAGGTGAGGTCGTCAGCTCCAGCTACCACAATCGGATCGATCGCTTCGTTGATACCTACATCAAGAAGCTGCGCCAGGAGATTCCGCTCTCCTACATGGAGTCGCTCAACTTATCGAGCGACAACATGATGTACGTGAAGAATCAGTATCAGCAGGCCACGCTTGGCAAGCATTTACTACCAAATGGCGAGGGCTTCTTCGAGGCCATCAGGCACGGAGTCGACCTGATCATTACGGACAACTTCATTGACCTATGCTCGCGGCTGCAGCTCAGCAAGGAGCACGATGGGCTGTCCGTCTTCTTCAACTCGAATGGCGAGGACGCGGCACAGGAGAAGTTCGAGATCGAGCGCTCTTTTCTGCCGGTGGAGCAGGCGGTTCAATACTGGGACTACTTCGGGCACTACCTGTGGCGGGTAGCGCCGAACGCGAAGCGATTTTTCGTGAATTTTCCCTACGCGCACCATCAGAACGAGCGGATCGCCAGGAGATCCAAGGAATTTCCACAGGCCTTTTCGTCCAAGAAGTTCGAGGTCATCCCAAACGTGGAGGTTCCGGCACGCTACCAGTTGGCTCACACGCAGTCGCATTTCGCTAACGACTTCTATGCCATGTACGCGGGCATTGTGAACTTCCGCGTGAGAGGCTTGCACATGACAAAGCCTCGACACTGAGCCTAGAAGTTTGCGTCACAACGCCCGCATCTAGCGGGCTTTTTTTAGCCCGCCACCGAGCGGGCATTTTCACATCTGGGGTCTCACATGTCCGAACCAATCCAGAACGCAGCCAGCGCCGTTGCAGCGACTGCGGCGAAGACGGCGCCGCCTTGGGTGGTGACCGCCTTTGCATGGGGCGACGCCAATTTCCCGCGCATCCTGCTGGTGCTGTCGATTCTGTATACGGCGGCCCAACTGTTCCTGGCGCTGCGGAAGATTTGGAGGGAGCGCAATGAGTAGCTTTGACGAGGCATTCGATGCACTGCTCGGGCATGAGGGAGGTTTCGTGGACAATCCTGCAGACCCGGGCGGCGCCACCAGATGGGGGGTATCGCAGCGCGTCGCCCGAGCTGACGGCTACACCGGCCCGATGCAGTCTCTACCGGTTGAGCGCGCCAAGTCGATCGCCAAGCGGCTGTATTGGGACGTGCTTCGCTGCGACGAGTACGACCCGCGCATTGCCTTCCAGTGCTTCGACGCGCTGTACAACGGCGGGAAGGTGGTGCTCTGGATGCAGCAGGCCAGCGGCGCCAAGGCTGATGGTGTGCTCGGCCCCAAGACCATCGCCGCGGTCAAGGCGGCCGACCCGCTGCGCTTCATCATGCGGTTCATCGCTTACCGGCAGGTCTACATGACCAACATCAAGCCGTGGCCGACCTTCTCGCGCGGCTGGATTCGCCGCACGTCGGAAAACCTCATCAAAGGAGCAGCGTGATGCTTCCCATCGTTATGGCGCTGGCGCAGTTCGCGCCCATGATCGCCGGCCTGATCTCTGGCCCCAAGGCAGAGGAAATCGCCGGCAAGGTCGTCAACGTGGCGCAGGCGGTGACCGGCGCCGCAACCCCTGACGCCGCTCTGGCTGCGCTGCAGGCCAACCCTGACCTGGCGTTGGAGTTTCAGAAGGCGCTGGTTGAGAAAGAGGTGGAGCTGGCGCAGATCGCGGCCGACGTGCGCAAGGCTGAGATCGCTGCGGACGCGCAGAGCGAGCAGACGGCTGCCGGCGACCGGGACAGCGCCCGCAAGCGTGAGGCTGCCGTGCGTGACAACACGCCTCGGGTGCTGGCCTACCTGCTGATCGGCGGCTTCCTCGGGATGGCCTTCGCGGTGCTGTTCGGCCAGGTGCGCGCCGATACCGTGCTCGCCGGCACGATCATCGGCTACCTGTCGGCCAAGGCGGAACAAATAGTCGCCTACTATTTCGGGAGCACGGCCGGCAGCGCCAAGAAGTCGGAATTGCTGGCGCAGGCAGGCAAGCCGCCCGCGTAGCCATTTTGTGAAGCGCGACCGGCGCCTGTAGGCAAAACGTGAAACGCTGTAGACGGAATGGTATGCGGCAGGAATCGTAAGAACATCGCAGCATCACCCCGCCAGGCCAATAGACACGGGCACCTGCGGGGGTTCGAATCCCCCTTAATCTGCGGAATTTCTTGCTCCGCAAAACGGGAGCGGGTATAGGCGGGATGCGGGTTTCCGGGTTGCCGGAAATGGAGAATTGCGGAGCGGGAATTAGGCTGAAAGCCGCGCCGATATTGGAAACCTTGGCAGCTTGGGAAGCTAAGGTAATAGCCATTATACGACGCCCGCGAACCCGCGATTCTATGCGGGATCCAGGGGGAGCGCAAGCGAGTGGCCGATGGGGCGCATTCAGCGTCTCAGGCCTTGTACGCGAAGTCCTTGCCGACCTGCTGGCTGATATAGCTGCACAGCCCGCGTCCCGCCGTGGCGAGGCGCTTCATCTGTTCCACATGGCTGCGGCCCGGGCGCCGGTAGTCATAGGTGTAGACGCGCCCGTCGCCGAACCGGACCCGGATGTACTCGGGGCCGAGTTCGTAGGCGTCGATGCCGGAATTGCCGCTCAGGTTCCTGTAGGGCTCCAT